TCGCCTCGAGCAACACCTACAGGGTGCTGCATTCCATATACGGCGAGCTCGGGCTCTTTGGCACCGCGTGCTCGATGGTGCTGCCAGACTTCGAGAATGTCATCCACCACTACCCGCTGACCATCGGCGAGTACGCGCTGGCGACGAATGCGCAAGGCGCCGTCGACACGGTAGTGCGCGAGTTCCAGATGACCGTCGAGCAGATGGTCGAGCAGTTCGGCCTGGAGGCCTGCTCAGCGTCGGTGCGAAACCTGTACACGAATGGTAGCTACAGTGCGTGGATCGATGTGCTACACATCGTCCAGCCGAGGCGCGAGCGTGATATCCACAAGCGCGACGCGCGTAACATGCAGTACGAATCGATCTACCTGGAGCCGGGACGCGGCGACGCAAGCGAGCAATTCCTGAGCGAATCCGGTTTTCGTCGCTTCCCGGCGCTCGTCCCACGCTGGATCATTACCGGTAACGATATCTACGGCACCTCACCGGGCATGGACTGCCAAGGCGACGTGAGGCAGCTCCAGCACCAGCAACTGCGCAAGGGGCAGGGCATTGACTACCAGGTCAATCCGCCGCTGCAAGTCCCAACGCGCTACAAGGAGGCGGAGCGGGCGCGCCTGCCGGGTGGCGTTTTTTACGTCGATGCGCAGGGATCAACTGGCGCCGGCGTGCGCTCTGCGTTCGAGGTGCGCCTCGACATGCAGCACCTCTTGCTCGATATCCAGGATGTGCGCGATCGAGTCCGCCAGGCCTACCACGCGGACATATTCCTAATGCTGGCCAACGACACGCGTTCCGGCACCACGGCCACCGAGATCGCGGAGAGGCATGAGGAAAAGCTCCTGATGCTGGGGCCGGTGCTCGAGCGCCTGCACAACGAGCTCCTTTCCCCACTGATCGATATCACCTTCGAGCATTGCGTGGCGGCTGACATCCTGCCCGATATTCCGCCTGAACTGCAGGGGATGGAACTCAAGGTCGAATTCATCAGCGTTCTGGCTCAGGCGCAGCGCGCAGTTGCAACGCAGGGCATGGATCGCATGCTCGCTGCGGTGGGCCAGCTCACTGCGCTGTCCCCGGCGATTGTGGATAAGGTGGACTTCGATCAAGTCGTCGACGAGTACGCCGACGCCTACGGGGTGAGCCCAAAGATCATCGTACCCGACGACCAGGTCGCACAGATCCGTGCGCAACGCGAGGCGGCGCAGCAGGCGCAGCAGGCAGCAGCAGCAGCACCGGCGGCCGTCGACACAGCAAGAGCTGCCAGCGAGATCGACACTGACAATTTGCGCGATTTGATGAACCAGTTCACCGGATACGGCACGCCGAGCGCGCCGTATGTCGATGGCTGATGGCTGATGGCGTGTCCGTAAGCTCCCCACTGGACGAGTAGCGTATTTTCCCCATGGAAACCAGCGATCCGACAGATCTGAACCGCCTGGAGCGCGAGGCCAAAGCCGAAGAGGTGGCGGCGCGCGAAGCAAGGCGCATGGAGCTCGACGACATACGCTGGCTGCTCGGGCACCAGCAGGGGAGGCGCATTGCGCTCCGACTGCTCGAGGAGACCGGTGTATTCCGGTCTTCATTCGATCACAACCACTCGCTGATGGCTTTCAGCGAGGGGCGACGCAACATCGGGCTGTGGATCACGGCAGAACTTTTGGAGGCTAGCGCCGATGGATATTTCGCCGTGCTGCAAGAGTCTAGGGGTGGCGCATGACTGACGTGCATGCAACAGAGATCCCAAGCGAGCAGGAGCCAGACGCAACAGCGCCGCCAACAACGCTTATGGACGCGTCCACTGTCGAGGCGGAGCAGTCGCAGCCTGGCGAAACAGCCTATGAGTTCAAGACGCCCGAGGGCATGCCGCTCGACGATGCGGCCGCCAGTGAGTGGGCGGTCGCCGCGCGTGAGCTCGGGCTTGACCAGTCGGCCGCGCAAAAAGCTGTCGACATCGTTGCAAACATGGTGCGCCGACAGCAGGAGTCTCAATCGGGCCTGGTGGCTAGCTGGGCAGAGCAGTCGCAGGGCGACACGGAGATCGGCGGCGACAGGCTACAGGAGAACCTGGGTGTTGCACGCAAGGCTCTTGAGATGTTCGGCACCCCTGAGCTGCGCGACGTGCTGAACATGACGGGGCTTGGCAATCACCCTGAAATAATCCGAGCGTTTTATCGCGCCGGCAAAGCCATCAGCGAAGACGCGTTCGTATCCGGCTCGCCAAGGAGAGCCGACGACATGGATGCAGCCAAACGTATGTTCCCTACCATGAACTGAGGAAGGCATTATGTCCGCATTGAAAGCAACCAACCCGACGCTCATCGACGTTGCCCGGCGCACCGATCCGGATGGCAAAATCGCGACGATCGTCGAGCTGTTGAACCAGTCAAACGACGTGCTCACTGATATGAGCTGGGTCGAGGGCAACCTCGAAACAGGCAACAAGACCACCGTGCGCACCGGCATTCCGGTGCCGACCTGGCGCAAGCTGTATGGCGGCGTCCAGCCCACAAAGTCCACCACCGCGCAGGTGCAGGACTCGTGCGGCATGCTCGAGGCCTACGCTGAGATCGACAAGGCGCTGGCAGATCTGAACGGCAATACCGCGGCATTCCGTCTGTCTGAAGACAGCGCGATCATCGAGGGCATGTCGCAGGAGCTGGCGCAGACGCTGTTCTACGGAAACGAGGGCAGCGAGCCGGAGGCGTTCACTGGATTGGCGCCGCGATACAACTCGTTGTCTGCGCAGAATGCGGACAACATCGTCAACGCAGCCGGTGATAATGCGAGCTCGAACACATCGATCTGGCTGTGCGTGTGGGGCCCGCAAACCGGCTTCGGCATTTACCCCAAGGGCAGCAGCGGCGGCCTGAAGATGACCGACAAGGGTCAGGTAACGATCGAGAACGTCGACGGCAGCGGTGGCCGGATGGAAGGCTACCGCACGCACTACCGCTGGGATGCAGGCCTCACGATCCGTGACTGGCGCTACTTCGTGCGCGTCGCAAACATCAAGGTCAGCGACCTGGCTACGGTATCGAACACGAAGAACCTGATCAACTGGATGGTGCAGGCAAGTGAGCGCATTCCCAGCTTCGGCAAGGGACGTGCATGCTGGTACGTAAACCGCACCATCCGCGAGAAGCTGCGGCTGGGGATCCTGGAGCGCGTGGCCAACAACCTCTCGTGGGAGACAGTGGAGGGCCGGCGCGTAATGACGTTCGATGACATTCCGGTCCGCCGGACAGACGCGATCGTCAACAACGAATCGCTGGTCGCCTGATCGGTCACGACACACACGGAGTACACACCATGATTCTCGACGCACGAGCCGAATTCTGCGACGCCGTCGCACTCAACACGGGCGCCGCAGGCACCTACCTGGTCGGAGACCAGATCGACCTGATGATCGCCGGTCAGAAGCTGACTCCCGGACCGATCGGCGCCACCGACGTGCTGTATCTCGTCATCACTGTGGATACCGGAATCAAGGTGGCATCGAGCACCGGCACCGTGACATTCCAGCTCGCATCGGATGATACGGCATCGATCTCGACGAGCACCGCGACGATCCACGCGCAGACACCGGCGTTTGCCACGTCCACGACGTCAGACGCTGGCGCGCTCAAGCCTGGCGCTGTGCTGGCGGTGATGGAGATCCCCCGGGCGTTCAATTACGAGCGGTATCTCGGGATCCTGCAGATTACCGGGTCGACTGCCGTGAGCGCTGGCAAGATCAACGCGTTTCTGGTGAAAGACCCGGCCCTGTGGGCTGCGTATGCGCAGGGCTGATGAGGTTGCAGCATGAGAGTCGTGGCTATCGAGATGGGCTTTTATGGCGGCCACCGAATACGGCCCGGGCAAGAGTTTGACGCTCTCGACGGAGATACTGCTCGGTGGTTTGTGCCAGTGAGCAGCGCCCAGGCCGAAGAAGCGAAGAAGCAGGCCGTCAAGCCTGCGATGCCTCGCACGCTGTCCGAGATGGGAAAAGCCCGTGCGAGGAGCGCGACTGATGACGGGATCGCCTGATGGCGACCGTTGTTCCAGTCACTACGTTCCCGTATGAGACATCCCTGGATGTAGCGGTAACGACCTGGTACGGGATGGGGAAGGATGACGACGGCGAGCCGGTGCAGCTCGTCGTTTTTTCTGATCGCTCTGTCCAGATTGCAGGGGCGTTCGGCGGCGCGAGCATCACGATCGGCGGAAGCAACGACGGCGTCACGTATCACGCGCTCACCGACGCGGCAGGGGTGCCGCTGACGCTCA